TTTGTGTTATTTTATCTCAACAGCAAAAGATGAATTACGGTCATTAGATCGTGTACAAAAAGGAAAAACTCGCTCATTTGCAGCTGCACCACTACACTTTGTAGTGTTGTTTCGACAAAAATTCTTAGATCTTTCCGCAAACATCATGGAAAATCGAATTACAAATGGATCATTGGTTGGTATTGATCCGTACTCTGCAGACTGGGATTTGCTGTGTCGTCGAATGTTGAAATTCGCCCACCCCGCTAGTAAGCAATTTCTCGCTGGTGATTTCTCTAATTTTGATGGAACCTTGAATCGTAGTTTCCTTTGGGAAATTTATGATTTTTTGGAACTATCATATGGAAGAACTAACGACGATCTTACGTATGCATTGTGGTGTGACATAACAAATTCTCTACAAGTATTTGGAAATTGTGCTGTAGGTGTTTCGCGTGGACAACCAAGTGGAAACCCTGGAACAACAATTATCAACTCTTTGTATAACGCTTCACTTTTATATTGTGTGGTGTACGAAGTGTTGGGAACTTTGGGAAAGCAAGGACACAAAATTCGAGAAAACTTATCTGAACATTTTGACGCCTATGTATATGGCGACGATAATGTGATGGTATTTTCGAAAGAAATTTGTGAAATTATGGACCCAGAGTTGATATCCAAAAAGATGTTAGAGCTTGGACACATTTATACATCGGATGCAAAAGATGATTCAAAATTGCGGTATCGTACGTTTGATGACATTTCAATTTTAAAACGCCATTTTGCTTATGATTATAAGTTAAAACGGTGGTTTGCCCCACTTGAACTTTCATCAATTTTAGAACCATTAAATTGGGACAAAGTTGATTCAAGACAAGTGATGCAAAAGAAATTACAAATGTCTACTAACGTGTGTACAGCTATACGCGAATTGTCTATGCATCCACCTGTGATTTTTGATACTTACGTGCCAAAGATTTTAGGTGTGTGTCAAGCTTTTGACATTGATTTGGATGTTAGTTGTTACTACAGTCAAGTAAATTTGAGACGTTTACTGAAAAACATTGAAGTACAATCTCCAAACCAACCAAACCTAGGAAACCCATCAAGTGTATCACATGATCAGGTCTTAGGTTCCGATAGCCCCTCGCGTGAAGCACGCGACAGCGCTATCATCTTATGACTTCCACGTTTAGAACGTGGTAGGAGGAATATTTATTCCGAGCGCCTAGATGAGCAGCCCTCGTCAAATAGACTCACCCAAACACTCTTACGGATTGATTCGCCCGTAAGTTTTAAAATACGAATTGCTATGCTCAAAGAATTAATGCCCCACTTAAACACAGCCAAAAACTTGATGACTCAAGTTAACACTATGCCGACTAATGCCACCGACTTAGAAAATGTTTTGGGATCTCAGTCCCAAGAAACGGAACTTTTAGGCGATGTTCCGTTTGTCGATGACACTGCGCCTGTTACCACTGGAAATGAAATTGTGGCCTTCTCAACTGTGGAATCCCCCATCATTGAAACCATTCCTGAGCGCAAGGGAATGGATGACAATGTTGTTGGGAATATGTTAGAAGGTAGAGACCACTCTGTTATTGACATTTTGAGTCGTGAATATGCTTTTGCAGATTTTACGATTCCTATTGGAG